TGATAAGAATCAGCGTGAGTGGTATGACCCTGATCTAATCGACAATTTCCGACAGAAATCAGTTTTTGCTCCAACAATTACGTTTGTCAAAAACATGATGGGAGATGTTCGTGCAACCAAAATGACCGTCACAGGTCTTATTGATCCACACCCTGATTTTTCAACTCTCACTTCTCGACAGTTGTGGATGAATGCTATGCATATTGACAGTCGATCAATTGAAATCGTGTTCCAACGGTACGGTGGAAAGGTTGCCTACCATGAATATGATGATATGATCACATACTGGAAAAAGAACAATAAGCAGGGTATTCGCTCAATTGTCAACGGTGCGTTGGGAAATCATCAGGTAGATGTTTTAGATCTATTGGCGCGAAACGCCTATATCAAAGGCGCATTGGATTCAGGTTACAACCTGTTTACTTCAGGTTCAGCAACCAACTTCGCCGAAATCGGTGTAAACGAAAAGTTTGATATCGATATCGCAATGGACATTTGGTTAGGAATGGCTAACAGAAATGTTGCAGCGGCTTTGGGTGCGAATGGTGCAGCGGATTCAATTATCTGCTACACAACCCCTGGCGTAATTTATGACATTCAGTAAGTGCCTGTATGGGTATCATTTCGACAATACGCTGATCTTCAGAGTGTATTGAAATACGAAGTTGGTGCTTATAAGAATGTTCGTTTTGTGCAAACACCAAAGTGCACACTTTGGAACACAGGCGAAGTAATTGTTCGTTACCCAATCTCTGCTGCTGTAACCGCTGGTGATGGTGCTCCTGCTCCTGGATCCACAAAAGTTGATGCGACTTACAAAGTAGGTCAAACAACTGGTGGGATCACTAACTACATTCAGTTTGGAACTGCTACGACTGGTTCTATTAGTGACATTCATGTCAACGATCTTGTGACTTTCCATAAGACTGTAACAAGTGCTTATGGCGTTGCTGATGGCGTTGATTTCAATGAAGGTACTGCTATTACTCGTAGAGTAGTTGCTGTTGATATCCCAAATAGGCGGTTAGTCCTTGATCTTCCGATCATGATTGATTTCATTACTGATTTGGGTGGTGGGGTTTATGGTTATGTAACCAAAGCTCGCCATATCCATAGCTCAATCTTTATTGGTGGGCCACAAGGTATTGTTGCTGGTAGTGCTTTAGCACCACGCTTCCATACCCCTCGCCCAATTGACGATTTTGAGAGCATTTATCGTTTCTCTTGGGATGCGTACTTGGGTTATCAAACCTATGCTCCTGAAGTATTCGAAGTTGTGTTCTCTGCTGGTAGCTACAGGGTTAAAGGCCCAACCGCTGTTCAATAAGGATAGATTATGGCTACTCTTGGTGATTTACGAGCTAGAATTCATAGATTATTAGAAGATCCTGATGAGGAAAAATACACCGATGATATTATCGATGATGGCATTTACTCTGCGCTTGATGCGATTCTTCCTTGGTGTCCTAAATTATCAACTACTGAAATTGTTTACACAAGTGGTTCTAATTTAGCTACTCTCTTTGATCTTCCTGATGATTTCTATGCTATCGAAGCTGTTTACACCTTGAACGGTCAACCAATTCAACCAGTAGTTTTGACACCTAATACTTATCGTTTCGATAGTGTTACTGTCAATGATTGGTTAGTCTTTCCGAGTGGACAGATTAGCTTCAGCAAAGCATTAACTGAGAATGTGATCCTATATTACCTTGCGTATTGGCCGAAAATAACAGAGAAGACCTCCAACGTTGGAGTTCCAAGTCATGTGACTTCCGCAATCTGTTTTTACGCTTCAGCATATTGCCTGATCCCTGAAGGTGTCTCATCTGCTGAGATCAGGCAATTCAATACGAAAGTGGATAGTGGAAATCCAGAGCATAATCCTGTTGCAATAAGAGTAAACGAATTGCTTAAATTGTTCGAGTTAGAAATGAGACGACATACACCATATATGAGAGCTTCGAGGATCTAATGAGTCATATCGTACCTATGTTACTCAACGAAATGCAAACACATTTGGAGAATCAATTGATTACTCTGGTTCCTTCAAATGATCCCTATCGCCTTGGTCTTGTGAAAGTGGGTCGATTCCAAGAAGACCCGACTAAAACTATTTCATACGTTGCCTTGCAACCTGGTGATCCAGAAGACACAAATTGGAAAGATGGGATTGTTACCGTTGAGCAAATGGAAAACGTAGGACTCAACCTCTATGCTAGAGAGATCGGCGGTGGTGAATTATGGTGGAGACGTTTCACAGCTAGTATTGGGTGCTATTGGCTCCAAGACAGACTCGAAGAAGATGAAGCTATGGAAGCAAGTTATATGATAATGGGTCGTTTATGTTCAGCTATTCCGCAACTTAATGTAGGCGGTCTTGTTGATGATTTTAGTGAAATAGCACAATTCACAATACTTTACGCAACCACATTCTTTCAGGGCGGTGGCCCGAAAAAGTATATCTGGCGAGGTAAAGTAATGTGGCAAGTGCTAACAGAAAGACCATAGGAGTTACTAATGGCTAAGACAGTTATTTCTCAATCAGGTATTTTCGGTTTTGGCCCCCAAGCGTCTGAAGGAGTGATCGCTCCCTCCTTCTATCGACATAAATCTCAAGATATTGATTTTGCACCAATCGATGATGTTCGAATGGGGCCTCCCGAAATTGGTGGCGTTCCTGTTCCGACTTTTCCCTATAAAGTTGGAGCAATGTCCGCTGGTGGAGCTACAATCGCTCCACGTTTAGAGGACACTTTTGGCT